AACGAAACGAAGAAAAAAGAGATTGTTGGAAAAATCGAAAAGCGAGTTGAAGCAGCAACGATGTTTGATATCAACAAAGCAATCATGCGTTGTCTTGTAAAAAATCTAGCGATGTTTGGGCTAGGGCTATATATATTTGCTGGCGAAGATATGCCAGAAGACGTCTCAATGCTTGAACCAGCTACTCAAAGAAGCAAAAAGCTATTCTTGGATGCTTTACAACTGGTTGCTAACAAGTACGAAAGATCAATTGATGAAGCAATTGTTGCATTGACTGATGCGGCTTCTATAACCGCTGATGACAGTAAATGGACCAAGAGAGACTTGGGCATTCTAAAACGAGGCGTTAACTGGATTGAAGATCAGTACAGAGAAGAAACAAAAGAGAAGTGATATGAGTGTTTAAACCATTAATCGATTCATATTCAGCGGTTCTGAAAAAGTTCAAAGGAAACGACATAGGTGCAACGATCAATGAAGAAGTGAACATTGATCGACTAAAGACGATGTATGACGGCTACGATGGCGATCGAGTCATTGAAATTCGTTTTATTGATCCTAGACGTTTCACTGTACAGCAACGAAACTTCATCTATGCGCTCATAGGCGATATTTTCATCGATACAGGCATGCCAACGGACTTCTGGAAGGAATTCTTCTACTTCCGTTTCGAAGGTGTCACAGGGCGCGAAATAAGCCTCAAAGACGAATCGAGCACAACCGTGAGTGATGCCAATATCTTAGCGAATATCATCCTAGATTTTATCTTTGAACATCATATTCCTTTCAAAGAAGGTTATGAGATTTTACCAGCTAATCAAGAATATTACTTCTACAAATGCATCACAAAAAGAGTCTGCTGCATCTGTGGCAAAACAGGAGCTGATATCGATCACTTTGATAAAGCGTTAGGAAGACGAAAGCGCAAAGAAGTTGATCATTCAGAGTACACATTTGCAGCACTCTGCAGAATTCATCACACAGAGAAGCACAAGATAGGTGTGATCAATTTCAAAAATAAGTATCAAATCAAAGGGATCAAGTTAAATCAGGAGACAATCAAAAAGTTAAATATTGGAGGGTAAAAATGACAGAACATCGAAGTTATTATGCGATTATACCAGCCAACGTAAGGTACGACAAAAGACTTAAACCAAATACTAAGTTGTTATACGGAGAGATAACGGCCTTGTGTAATGAAAGAGGATTTTGTTGGGCAGGCAATGAGTACTTTGCAGATTTATATGGTGTGAATAAAGAGACCATATCGCGATGGGTAAGTGATTTGATTAAGTTTGGATACTTGAATCGGGAAATCATTTACAAAGAGGGTACCAATCAAATAATCAATAGGTACCTACGAATTAATCAATACCCTATTGACGAAAAACGCAATACCCCTATTGACGAAAAAGTCAAAGATAATAATACATCTATTAATAATACATTTAATAATACAAAAGAATATATAAGAGAGTTACCGCCTTCGAAAAAATCGAAGGCTAAGCCCATCCGTCATAAATACGGAGAGTATAAAAATGTTCTTTTGTCAGATGAGCAGATGGAGAAACTCAAAACAGAATTCCCTAATGATTACCAAGAGCGAATCGAACGACTGTCAGAGTATTGTGAATCATCTGGTAAGACTTATAAAAACTATTTGGCAACTATTCGAAGTTGGGCAAGGAAAGAAAAAAGTGAGCCTAAGAACGCAAGCAGTGGATACAAGCGCACAGGAAGACGAGAGAAGCTTCCTGAATGGGCAATCGACCAAGAAGCCTATCTTAAGAAAAAAGCGCTAGAACGAGCTAATAGACAATCAAAAGCACCATTCTAAGAGGTGGAAAATTGAAGATCGATTATCTAGAACTAATTAATGAAATAGCAAAGTATAAAACTGGTGAGGAAATAGAAATTCTGAGAGACGTATATGATCAACTCGAAGAAGCTGGAATTGAAGGAATTAAGAATGATCGTTCAAGTTGGAGTAAACTCAGATACTATTTCGCACTCTATATCGATGCAACACAATTAAGAAATTTAGCTTATACAAAATTACTATTTGTTGATTGCATTAAAGGATTGCAAAAACATCTTAGTGAACTTGAGCAGGTGTAAACAAGATGGACCTAAAGACATTTACAGCACAGATCGAATTAATGCATCAAGAAGCTTTAAGACAAAGTGTGTCGTACGAAGACAAGTGGCTCAACACGTTTCATGGCGGACGTGAGAGCGCACTTGATCAAGTACTCAAATTATTGAAAGGAGAATGTCGGGATGGATAAGAAAGCGGCAATGCAGCGAATTATCGAATTGACTTATTCAGAAGATTGGCAAAATGAAAAAGAAACTGCTTCAGAAGTGATGAGGCTTGGAAGAGCGATGTGGGCTGAAAAAACCAGACGGAAAACGCCGAGAAAGATTGCAATCTGGCATGGTGACCGAATTCTAGTAACAGGTACCGCTGAACAGTTATCTGAAATTACTGGATTAAGCAAAAACATTATCTGGGATAGAGCTAGGAGCTTATGGATTGATTCAAAAGGACGTCAGTTTAAGTATGTGGAGGAGAAATAATGCTAGACATGAGAATCGAAGATTATCGAATTACCAGTGATTCTAGAAACATTGTCTTATCGAAGGTAAGACGAGACGAAGAAGGAAACATCCGCTACACCGAAGCAAAAGAAGAATCACGAGCAGATATCGGATACTTCCAAACGGTCTCGTCGTGTTTGAAGGCGATACAACGCGATTACGTATTAAGTGAAGAAAGAACGATAAAAAGTATTATCGAGTACAAAAAAGCGTTAGAAAACATCACTAGACAGTTTGAACAGGCATGTGAGATTGAGGAGGAGAAATAATGGATCTTATTACACAATACAGTGACATCATCCTCAAGAAAATCATGATGAAGATTCAGAAAGATAAAAAATCAAAAGAACGAGCGGAATTAGTTAAGTTGGAAATGGCTGAAACAGGAGCAGGAGTGCGAAGTAGCAGGCATTGGAAAGCAGCAGCAAACATCGAATTTTATTACAACGAAATTCAAAAAGGGTTCGATCAGATGCGTGAGCTGGATCGGCAAACAAATTGGAGCCAGAAACTTCATCAAGATCGTTTCAAATTTGTAGAAAAGTATAGAGAGATACTGAATGAGTATTTCGAGGAGGACAGCGAATGATACCGAGATTTCGAGCGTGGGATAAAAAAACAGAAACTATACAAGAGATAGAATCAATATCTTTCAAAGAAAAAAAGCTAGTGATTGATCAAAAATCTGTCACTTGGTTCAACTCGGATTATATTAGAAACTCTGACGAAGTTGAACTCATGCAATCCACAGGAATGAAAGATAAGAATGGTGTGGAGATATTTGAATGGGATATAGCGCTTATCACTCATAAATCAACGAACTACGCCGATACTTATTGGCACAGTTACGTAGAAGTTTTTAGAGCAAAAAATGGAGCCTACAGAATTCGCGGTGAACACATCTACGAAACAGAATTATATAGTAATAGAAAACAATTGACGGTAGCAGGGAATATTTATAATTCACCAGAACTTTTGAAGAGAGATCGATTTATGACTACTACCGAAAATCCAGAGTTATCGGGGGAGGAACAGCGATGAATAAAAAAGAATTAATTGATAAACAGGAATTGATTGATAAATTAACTAAATATGTAAAGAGTTATGAGAACGTTATGGATGAGCATGGTCAAGGAAGGTACGGCGCTTATGAAGTATCTTTAAAGTTGGCGAAAAGACTAAATGAACAAAACATTACAGACGAACAAGCTTGGGATAAGGTAGCTGAGGCTTATCCTGAATCGGCACAAAGCTTGAGAAACACTTTAGATAATGCTGTATTTGGTAAGACTGGTGAACCGCAGAAACACGTTATGCCGAAGTTTGTGGCGGATTGGTTTGAGGATAACAAACATGCATTAGATTTAGCGATTTTTACGAAAATCAGAGAATTGGACGGTAAAAGATACCCACACGAGACAGATTTTGAAAATTGGCTTGATAATGCTGAAAACAATCCAATCGAAACCCTCATCCGCATGAAAGACGGCTACGAGGTCGAGAAAGTTCCAAAATATATAGTCAAAATTGGCAAACTTTACTTAAAGGAACCTTTAGGTGATACTAGCAATTTTACAATTCTCACAACTTGGGATAAGAAACGTGCTTACCCGTTTAGTAGTTTTCATACGGCTGATAAACATGCTGATAAATTTGAGGGAGCAGTGGTAGAGGTGGTAGAAGGATGAGCGTAAAATACGATTTATTTAATGATCATTTCCAAAATTACAAACGGTACAGTATACCAAAAGCGCAATTAGTTATAGCTGATATTCCGTATAATTTAGGCAAGAATGCATATGCATCAAGCCTTGAGTGGTATGTTGACGGAGATAATAAAAAAGGCGAATCAAACAAAGCGAATAAAGCATTTTTTGATACGGACGAGAATTTCAAAGTGGCTGAATTTATGCATTTTTGTTCAAAAATGTTGATTAAAGAGCCCAAAGAGAAAGGAAAAGCTCCTTGTATGATAGTTTTCTGTGCATTCCAACAACTGCAGATGGTTATAGAGTATGGTCAAAGATATGGGTTTAAAGGGCATATACCTTTGATTTTCGTAAAGGACACGTCTCCCCAAGTTTTAAAAGCAAACATGAAGATTGTTGGTGCGACAGAGTATGCTTTGGTTTTATATCGAGATAAGTTGCCTAAATTTAACAATGACGGAAAGATGATTAAAAACTGGTTTCATTGGGATTTAGATCGAAGCTATCCCAAAATACATCCAACTCAAAAACCTATTCCTGTCCTTAAAAGACTAATAGATATTTTTACCGATTATGGAGATGTGGTGATTGATCCTTGTGCAGGTAGCGGCTCAACTATAAGAGCGGCTGTGGAGATGAATAGGAATGCATACGGTTTTGAAATCAAGAAAGATATATATCAAAGGGCGAAAAGTGAGATGTTAGAAAACATCCCTTTATCCCTTACCTTATAGGACGGCAGTTGAATTTGTTTAGTCCACTATCCGACGTGATAGCAGAAAGTGAGGAATGAATGTGAGTGAAGAGCGCAAAATAACTGCAGGTACAATCAGTGGTGCGACTTTGAAAAGTATAGATATTGAACCGTCCATAATAATTGAGGGAAAAAGTTACACTGCAAGCGAGTTTAACAAAGCGGTGGAAATGTTAAAACAACCGCAACTCAACGACAACCAGAAAATCGTGTTGGAGTGGTTGAAAAGCGAGACAATTTTAACTAGAGAAGCACCAATATTATCTGTTAATGCTTTTTCTGATAAAAATTTACTAGGAAAATTACCTGATAAAGTACGCAAAGCTTATAAACTATTGGCTTGTAAACAAGAATATGAAGTCCTATCAGCATTCGCTCAATGGGGATTAGAACAGGAGGAAGCGGAATGAAATACGAAATACCACTAAGCGAAGCAGACGTCCAGTCAATTATTAACGGTCGGGAGGTTAACATAGAACTTCCTGATGGTACTGAATTAGTCATCAGACAAAGTTATTTGAAAGATATGGCAGCTCCAGTATTAATTGATCGTTTTAACGTGACTGATTCTGTGGTAGAGAACCACTTAAAAGAATTTCGATCAAGTATAGACAACACTTTCAGATTAGGGAGTTGATTGAAAATGAACAACAGGCACCGCAGAATAACAAAACTAAGAAAACAGGAACTGTATGTACTAAAGGCAAAGTTTGAAAAAGAATACGGAGTTTCAGTAGAAGAAGCATATAAAGTAGTAAGTCAGTGTGTTGCTGATGCGAGTGAGACTATTCGTAAGTTTGGGATTTCGATATTAAATGATGATCGTAAATGGGAGGCAGAAAGATGAAACTAAAAGACGGATTTTACGCTAGTAGTCACGGCATCGGCGGTTTAATGCTAGATATGCCGACAAAGAACCCTAAAACACGTAAGAAACCAAAATTCAAAGTCGGTGACATGGTTCGCTGCGAAGCAGAAGGATTCATCTATCCATTTCGTGGATATGTAGAACGCGTCTATAATCACTCAGCAATCATTCGCATTGAAAACACGATGGAATGTGATAAGTGGTTAGCGAAAAGCAAAGAGAATTTAGCTGTAGCGAGATTGGTGGATATTGAACTAATCAATGACAAATAAAAAAGCCGGATCGCTCCGACTGATGTAATAAATCCGACAAGTTTATTATATCACATAAAAGGAGCGGTTTGACTTGATGCAATTGTTACGAGAGGTAGATTTCAAACAGACAAGATGTAATGCGAGAGATGTGCTGAAGAACTTTCGGCGTTTGGAGCGGATGGCAGGTCGCTCTTTGATAGATATTAAGTCGCCGATTATAACGGATATGCCGAAGGCACCGAAGCACGGCAATAAGGCAGAGGACGCGATCGTTCAGATGATGGATATAGAAGCAGAGAGAGATGCGATTCTAGCGGCTTTGATGGCACTTAGTCTGATTAGTCGTCAGATACTCTACTACAGCTTTTGTGTGCCAGATAGCTTCTCAAACTACAGAATTAGCCGTGAAGTGGGTTATTCAGAAAGAAGTATACAACGGATGAAGTCGGAAGCTCTAATAGAGTTTGCAGAAGCATATAAACACGGAAGAATAATTGCTTATAAATAATTTGGCGGTTTTTTGGCGGAATGATGGCGGTTTTTAGCTATTTACCAGTGATATTATGGTAGTGTCGAAAGATTAGTGATAGGTCTGAGACAAAATAAAAAACGCAAGGGAGGAAATCTCCCTCATCGTTTAATTAAGCTTCGATAGACAGTAACGGAAATATTAAGAATAAGGATGTGAATTTCAACTCCTTCTAAATTGTTCTTATTATCTATCATCTGTTGCTGTCTATTATTTATTATTGACGGGAACGTAAGTTCATGATATTTTATTACCATAATCCTTATGATTATATCTGCTAGAAAAGAAGTTTTAGAAAGCGATTGTTTTCTAAACTTCTTTTTGATTTAATAATAAATATAGCGGATATTAATTAAAGGGAAGTGCTTAGATTTGGACATAAAAAAAATGTACGATGCTAGCAGAGAAATGCAAAACAGCAACAACGTGTCAACAAATATAGAATTGTTTTTGCTTAGAAAGGCTGAAAAAAGTGAAGTAAATATATTTTCCCTAGGCGCAGACAGTGATTTACAAGCTGATTTACTGAATATTTTTACAAATTATTTCCAAAGATCGGAAAAAAGAGATTACGTACAAAGTGAATATGATGTTGTTACATCTGGAAAATTTGATAAGGAATATTATAAAACAAAGACATCTGAATATGCTGGAGTAAAGAAATTTGTTGAGTTATTTAATTCAATTGATTTAGATGATATAAAAGGATTAAAAGAAGATTCGTTTTTTGCTTATGCAGTAAGAGTCAGAATTGATGAGCAACAATTTATCTTTATTGCTCCATTTTCCAAAGTATCAAAAATCTCTGCTACGAAAGTTATTGGGAATTTAAAAAATAACAAATTAACAAAAATTAAAAATGATGCTACAGTCGGTTTTAGCTCATCGATTTCAATGTTGATTTTAGATGACGAAGTGTTAATTTTAAATAATTTAAGGATTTTTGAAAAGTGTTGTGGAATGAAGGCGGAATTTGTAAAAGGTGCACAATCACTTTTACAAAATATTGCTCAATTTGACTCAATAGAAGATTTAGGTGAATTACAAAAGGTAATAGAATCGGATAGTGTTGTTGCAAAAAGATTAACGAAATTGAATCAAAGCTTTGAAAGAGTACAATCTTTTTTTAATAATAAAGATAAAGTTGAAAATTTACTTAATGACGATGCTTTTAAAGATAAGTTTAAGGATATCAAATACAATAATGGTAAATTACAATTTGAGAAAAGAAATAGACATGCATTTATTACATTGATTTCAGATGCTTGTTATGAAACAATTGTTGGAAAAACTAAAGGCATTGACAATGGCTTTTAATTAGGAGGTGGGGAGATATATGCTAAGCCCAATCGAAAAATGGAAACTATATATATCTTCTTATGTTCCATTATATTTTCTAATATTAATCAAAGAATATAATCAATTTTTCGATACTTTAGTAAATATAAATCGGCCTAAGTTGCCAAGTATTTTTGTCTATGTTACATCATTTTTTCTAATTTATTCCTTGTGTATAATAAGAAAAAATTTTTTTGGTAAGTCTACTGAAACGTTTACTGTTTCCGAAAAGTATGAAACGGTAACTGATAGCGTTATGAATTACGTTATGACTTATATTATTCCGATGATATCCATAGATTTTTCTCAACCAATAACTGTAATAACTAATTTTCTGCTTTTTATTTTTATTGGAATAATTTACGTTAAAAATGATTTAATTTATTTGAATCCTCTAATAAGTATAAGAAGGAATATTTTTTTAAGCGATGATAAAATTGTTATTTCAAAATTCACTCAAGGCGAGTTAAAACGTTTCAAAAAAGAAAATATAAAAGTGGTTGGTAAAAAACTATCAAGTAATGTTTTGATTTATCAAGATAAAAAAAAGTGAGCAATTAAGATCGCATAAAAGCGGTCTTTTTATTTTGCACAAAGGGGGTAACAACAATGTATAGACCATAATACTTAGAACAGAAGTATGAAGTAATCACTGTGCAAAACTGTAATGGCGAAAAAGTGCATGAGTATAGAAGACCAATAAAGAGTGATACATATAAACGAAAGGAAAGCAATGAAGTTATTTCTTTTCGCAGAAGGAGAAAAGTCAAATGAGAAACTACTGGTATGTATCACTAACAAACCGATATCCTCAAACGAACGCAGATGATCCAGTGAGGGTTGTCCAATCAGTCCAAATCAAAAAGAAGTACTCCATCATTGAAATGACCAGAGAAGCTACACCAAATGAGATCGATAAGTACAATCTTCGTTACTGTGGCCATGGATATTTTAGTGAGCAGAACATACAGACAAATATAAAAAAATATCATTAACATATAACAAAGGTGGTGATGGAAAATGAGTAAGTTGAATCCTAAGCAACAAGCCTTTGCTGATGAGTACATCATCACAGGCAATGCTTATCAGTCAGCACTGAAAGCTGGCTATAAAGAAAACTACGCTAAGAACGCACAAGAAAAATTGGTGGAAAAAGGTGGAAAAGTATCCGACTACATTCAAGAGAAGCTAAAAGAAGTTCAAACTAAGAGGCATTTAACAATGGAAGAAGCTTTGGCTATTACTGCTTCTATTGCAAAAGGAGAACCACAACGCTTTGAAGTTGTTAAGAGAGATCCTTATACAAACGAAATCATAGAACGTGAAGTGAGTGAATATTCAGCAGGTTTCAAAGAACGTAACCAAGCACTTGAGCACTATTATAAAATAAACGCAGCATTTGTAGATAAGCAGAAAGTTGAAATTTCTGAAATACCTACTTTCATTGATGATATAAGTAGTGATGATGATGGCTAAAAAACTATCTGAATTTCTTCCGCCGAAGTTTCATTCAGTATGGAGAGCAACTTTAAATCAAGATATTCTTAATATAGTTTGTAAAGGTGGCCGGGGTTCAGGAAAATCATCAGATATAGCGCATATCGTTACTCAGTTACTTATGAGATATGCAGTGAATGCTGTAGGTATACGTTATGTTGATAATACACTTGAGCAATCTATTTACGAACAAATGAAATGGGCAATTGAGAAGCAGGGAGTATCGCGCCTATTTAAGTTTAATAAGTCACCACTTAAAATTACTTATCTTCCAAGAGGGAATTATATGATATTTCGTGGTGCTCAAAACCCAGAACGAATCAAGTCTTTAAAAGATAGCAAGTTTCCATTTGCTATAGGTTGGATTGAAGAATTAGCAGAATTTAAAACAGAAGATGAAGTCACGACTATCACGAACTCCCTTTTACGTGGAGAATTAGATGATGGTCTTTTTTATAAGTTTTTTTACAGCTACAATCCACCTAAGAGAAAACAATCTTGGGTAAATAAAAAATATGAGACTTCTTTTCAACCAGACAACACTTTTATTCATCACTCGACCTATCGGGATAATCCATTCATCTCTAAGGAATTTCTGAAAGAAGTTGAGGCAACTAGAGCAAGGAATCCAAGAAGGGCTGAGTGGGAATATGATGGTAAAGCTGTGGGGTCAGGAGTTGTACCTTTTGATAATCTACAAGTTAAGAAAGGTTCTATTACAGATGAAATGATCTCTAACTTTGATAACATCCGCAACGGTTTGGACTATGGATATGCAACGGATCCTTTAGCGTTCGTCAGATGGCATTATGACAAAAAGAAAAACGGTATTTATGCAATCGATGAAATTTACGGCGTGAAGATCAGCAATAGAGAATTTGCAAACAAAGCTAAATCTAAAGGTTACCAAAATGAGGAGATATTTTCAGATAGCGCAGAGCCAAAGAGTAATGCTGAATTAGTTAATGAACATGGCATGAAAGGAATAAAAGGCGTGAAAAAAGGACCTGATTCTGTTGAGTACGGTGAACAGTGGCTAGATGATTTGGCTTTTATTTGTATTGATCCACTACGCACTCCGAATATTGCTAAGGAATTCGAGAACATCGACTATCAAACAGATCGTGATGGAAATTCTAAGCCAAGGTTAGAGGATAAAGATAACCATACGATTGATGCGACAAGATACGCCTTCAACGAAGACATGTGGGCCAAAAAGAAATCAACCGTTACTAAAGAGCAGCGGAACAAAATCAGAAGAATGTTTTAAGGAGTGTGAGAAATGGATAAGGTAAACGAATTTGAATACGGTGCTGATATACATTATTCGAACGACGTGAACACAAATTATGTAAAGTTTAGCGTAGATTCCAATCTTCACTATAGGTTTAGCTCAGCAGAAGATTTACTTAACGATTTAGATACTTTAGCAGCAATGATAAAACATCATCATGAATATCAGGTAAAAAGGCTAAGTGT